GCTCTTCCGATCTCTGACCAGGACCGCAATGACAATCGCCGCGCACCTGGAAGACGAGTTCAAGTTTGGGCTATTCAAAGAGAAAGAGCCGATACTTTACGAAGCTGTAAAGACGCAGGTATCGAAGCGTACTTCTAATAGACAGTACATGCGGTACAACCTCATCCACACAATGGCGATCCACGCCCTGATAACATACGAACCCTGGTTAAGGACTGAGAAGCTGCACCTGGGGTGCAAGCTGATCGACATCATCGTTCGCACCACTGGCCTATGCCGTAAAGCCCACGAGGGGAACGGCAAGAGGTCCAGGCTGGTGCTGGTTCCCGAAGACATCACACTGGACTGGATTAAAAAGGTGAACGCCCAGGGGGAGACTCTCAGCCCAGCCTATAGCCCCTGCGTTGTACCCCCACGGGACTGGTCAGCATCTTACACGGGTGGGTACTGGTCCCAACATCTCAAGCCAATCCCCCTGGTTAAGACCAAGAACCGGCTAATCCTGGAGGAGATCGACTCCCTTGATATGCCCCAGGAATACCGGGCTATAAATGCCTTGCAGAAGACGGAATGGGCGATCAATAGGCCGGTCCTGGAGGTACTCGAACAGGTGTGGGATCAGGGGGGTGGATGGGCCGGTGTCCCAAACAGAGAGGACTTGCCGATTCCTCCTTGTCCTTTCCCCAAGGGCGTCACAAAGTCCGATATGAACGACTTGGAGAAAGTACAGTTCAAGCGTTGGAAACGAGCAGCATCCATCCAATATCAGAAGAACGCGAAGATAAAGAGTAAACGTATTGCGTTTGTCAGAACTTTGCATATGGCTCAGGAGTACACAAAGACCCCCCTCCACTTCGTATATCAGAATGATTTCAGGGGCCGCAAGTATGCGGTATCTTCGTTTGTATCACCGCAGGGCCCGGACTATTCAAAAGGACTCCTGGTATTTGGACAAACAAAGCCGATCCTAGATGAGAGTGGCTACACATGGCTATGTGTACACGGGGCCAACACATACGGCAACGACAAGCTGAGGTTCCAGGATCGCAAAGCATGGGTAGAGTCCAAGACGGAGGACATCCTGGCTGTTGCTAAAGACCCCCTAGATTGCAAGTGGTGGGCTGATGCAAGTGATCCACTTCAGTTCCTGGCTTTTTGCTTCGAGTTCGCGGGATTCAAGCAGCATGGGTATGGCTTCCTATCAAGATTACCCATAGCCCTGGATGGTAGAAACAATGGACTACAACACCTCAGCGCATTAGGACTGGACGAGGTGGGTGGAAGGGCCACATGCTTGATCGACTCAGAGACCCCGGAGGACATGTATCAACTCATCTACGAACTGCTGTGGTCCAAGGTCGAGGAGGATGCCCATAATCCACTAGCCCAGATGTGGTTGGCTTTCGGGGGGTCCAGGTCCCTATGCAAGAGACCGATCATGGTTATCCCCTACGGTGGGACAAAGTACTCTTGTAGAGACTACATTCAAGACTACATTCAAGACGAGATTGAGGCTGGAGCAGTAGACGAATTCAAGGATGACATATATAGGGCAGTAGCCTATCTTGCTGACCTCATGTGGACTACAGCCAATGAAGCTGTACCAGCCGCCCGAAAGATCATGGCTTATCTTCAAGCTGTAGGAAGAGCCTTAGCCAAGGAGAACCTGCCGGTCATCTGGCAGTCCCCCAGTGGGTTCTGGGTTCATCAGATGTACCCCGAGACCAGTAGCCGCCGAATAACAACCCACATCGACGGGTCCCTGATAAAGCCCCAGGTACGCTTAGACAATTTCAAGGCAGTAGACCGGAGGCGAGCATCTAACGGGGTTAGCCCTAACTTTGTGCATAGCATGGATGCGGCTGCTATGACGATCACAATCAACAAGGCCCTGGATGCAGGTATCGACAGCTTCGCTATGATTCACGATAGCTACGGAGTGCATAGCCAGGACACAGACCTGATGGGTAAATTGATCCGCGAATCGTTCGTTCAGATTTACCGGGATGATTGGCTGGCGAAGTTTGTTAGCCACGCCGAAGAAGTCCTCCCTGACCTCCCCTCACCACCCGAAAAAGGAGACTTGGATATCGAGGAAGTTATCGACTCACAGTATTTCTTTGCCTGAAGAACCCCTTCAGTGGAAGACTTACCCGTAGGTCATTCATGGACAGTCTCGCTATACCTATAGAACACATGAGCAACAGCACCACCAACCACCTACTAAAAGTTTTAGACGAAAAAATAGAGGCAGGTTCACTCATCCCCGTGAACTTACAAGCTGCACTGATCGCTGAGGGGATTGACGTAGAAGCGATCATAAACAGGACTACTTCATTTCATGAGGATTTTATAAATTATGAGTACGACAAAGACACCTGAGAACCACATGGTATTGACTGGGCAAGCACTTTGGTGTGCCTTCATTACCCCTGATGCATTCGCGGGGGACGTAGAGAAGTACAAAGGGAAGATTCTGATCAAGGAATCTGAAGCCACTGAGCTTATGGCTTGGATGGATGCTTCTGTTGAAGCCCACTGGGAGAAGGTCACTGAGGCGAAGCCTAACAAGAAGTGGAACCAGCACCCCATGTATCAAGTCTCTGAGAAGTATGAGGGGTACATCGAGATACAGTTCAAGCAGAACGCTGAGGTGAAGCTGCGCGATGGCAGCCTCTGGACTCCCAAACCAGTGATCTACAACAGCAAGGCACAGCGCGACGAGGACCTGGAGGTCATCCCGAATGGCGCGACGATACGGGTAGCTTGGCAGCCAGTCCCTTGGGATAACGCCGGGCAGAAGAACCTTGGCTTGCGTATGAGGCCGGTAAGTGTCCAGGTGGTTGACATGGGCACAGGGCTGCCGGGACCTAGCGGCGGCGGAAATCCATTCGCTGCATTCACGGAAGAAGAAGAAGAAGGGAACGATGAGCAAAAGGAGTTGGAGAAGGGCACGGAGGTCACGGATACAGAAGGGGAAGAAGCAGTTAACTTTTAGGTCTGGTTTTGAGGGCCAGTTCGCCCAAGACCTAACCCGTAGGGGCCTCGAGTGGGAGTACGAGACCAAGCTTATTCACTATGAGAAAACCCATAGCTACAAGCCTGATTTCATACTCCCCAACGGGGTCATAATTGAAACGAAGGGTTACTTCAAGTCCGTTGATCGTACAAAGCATCGGCTGATCAAGAAGCAACACCCTGAGTTAGACATCCGATTCGTATTCATGAACCCGGATGCACGGGGAGAAGGGAGCAAAGCGACAAACGCTGAGTGGTGTGAGAAGTTTGGATTCCAATACGCAAGGATGCGGATGCCCAGGGAATGGGAGAAGTAGGAATGGAGAGGATTGATTACATCATCGTGCGGGAAGTGGATAACTGTAAGGACTGTTGTGCTGTTGAGATCGACAAGATGCATCGACGGCAGGGCTGGCTGAAGATCGGTTATCACTTTGTCGTAACCACGGAAGGAGAACTGGAAACTGGAAGGGCCCTGGGATTTCCTGGGGCCCACGCCAGGGGATTTAACAACTGTTCGATTGGCATTGCGCTCTGCGGCAGCGACCATTCGGACGAGCAACTCAGCAGCTTATTTACTTTGGTGCTGGGGCTGCTGCTGCAATACCCAGACGCAGAGATAATCAACCACCCGTTGCTACGGGATAACGACGATGATGATAAGGGTTTTAATGCGGAGGTCTGGTGGACAAATCTTATCCTGACAGTTCCTTGATACTTCAAACGGGCTGCCCATCTTGCCCTAGCTCAGATGCGTACAGTTTGTACGACGATGGGCATGGCTACTGCTTTTCATGTGGTTATCGGACCACATCCAACAACACCGAAAACACGGAGACTAGAAAACCTATGGCTAACAAGCACTTAGTAGATACATCTAATTTTGAAGTCAGCGCCCTGGCAAAGAGGGGCATTAACGCCGCAACAGTTAAGAAGTTCCAGTATAAGTGTGGGGAATTCAGAGGCAAGCAGTGCCAGATCGCTAACTACTATCGAGATGGGAGCGTGATCGCTCAGAAAGTCAGGTTCGCTAATAAAGATTTCTTGTTCCTTGGGGACTCTAAGGACATTGAACTCTACGGTCAGTGGCTGTGGAGATCGGGAGGTAAGATGGTGGTGGTTTGCGAGGGCGAGATCGACACCCTTTCTGTGAGCCAGATCTTCGGAAACAAATTCCCCGTGGTCGGACTTCCCTGCGGGGCACAGGGTGCTAAGAAGGCTGTTGCCAGAAACCTAGATTGGTTGTCGGGTTTCGGCACGGTCATCTTTTGCTTTGACATGGATAAACCAGGGCAGAAAGCAGCCCAGGAATGTGCCCAGTTGCTACCCCCGAGGAAGTCTAAGGTAGCGCATCTTTCCATGCACGATGCTAACGACATGCTGAGGGCTGGTAGGGCTGAAGACCTGTCGGTTGAGATTTGGGACGCGAAGACGTACACGCCGGACGGCATCCTTAACGGCAAGGACCTCTGGAAGATTGTCAGTACCGAGAACAAGAAGGAATCGAAAGAGTATCCGTGGCCTGGGTTGAACGAACTGACCAGGGGTATTCGAGTTGGGGAGATCGTTACCGTTACGGCTGGCTCCGGGATCGGGAAGAGTCAGGTGGTCAGGGAGATCTTCCATCACCTACTTACCCAGGGTGAGACCATCGGTTACATAGCTTTGGAAGAGTCCGTCAAGCGGACTGCTCTGGGGCTGATGTCACTAGCGATCAACCAGCCGCTTCACCTGGGCCTGGATGAAGTGGACAAAAAGGATCTAAGGAAAGCTTTCGATCAGACCCTGGGTACTGGACGAGTGTATCTTTATGATCACTGGGGGTCCGCTGAGTCAGACAACCTGCTCAGTAAGATTCGGTACCTAGCACACTCAGGCGGATGCCGGTACATTGCTCTGGACCACATATCGATCTGCGTATCTGGGATTGAAGGTGGGGACGAGAGGAGGATCATTGATAACTTGATGACCAACCTTAGATCTTTGGTCGAAGAGTTGAAGGTCGGATTGATCTTGGTCAGCCACTTGCGTAGACCACAGGGTGATAAGGGGCATGAAAACGGGCTCGCCACAAACCTCTCCATGCTCAGGGGGTCCGCTGGCATCGCGCAGCTAAGTGACCTTTGTATCGGATGCGAGCGGGACCAGCAGTCCGTGGATGAAGCCGATACAACAACCCTACGAATCTTAAAGAACAGATGGTCAGGACAGACTGGAGTATGTTCAGTCCTTAACTATGATCATAAGACTGGGCGTATGACGGAAGCAGCCATCAACGAGGTCGAGATCCCAGAGGATCAGAAGGAGGTCACATGGCTGACCGTCTAGTCTTCGACCTGGAGACCAACGGATTCATGGAACGAGAAGATCTGAAGGCTCATTGTCTGGTGCTGCGTGACATAGACACAGGTGAAGTCCTGTCGTATGTGGGTGATGAGGAGATACGGACTGGGGTCAAGGTTCTCGAGGAAGCTAAGGTTATCGTGGGTCACAACATCGTGGGCTTCGACATGCCGGTGCTTAAACGCTTGTACAACTTCAAGCTCAAGCATCGAGCAGTTGATACCCTGATCTGGTCTAGACTCAGCTACGCAGACGTCAAGAACGAAGACCTAAAGAAATGGAAGAGGCAGATCAAATGGGTGAGGAACAACAGTCGGCTAATCGGTAGCCATTCACTCAAAGCCTGGGGTTACCGCCTGGGCATGCTGAAGGGGAGCTTCAGCGATAACACGGATTGGCAGGAGTTCACTCCGGAGATGCTTGAGTACTGTATTCGGGACACCCAGGTCACATTCATACTACTAAAGCACTTAGCTAAAAAGCCCTATTCCCCCCAAGCTTATGCCCTGGAACATTCAGTCGCTGAGATATGCAACGCACAGACAGCAGCCGGGTTCGCCTTCGATACCAGCAAGGCGATCAGACTGTACTCTAAGCTGCTCGCAAGGCGTGAGGATCTGCAAGCTGAACTGAAGGAAACATTCGGGGGTTGGTGGGCTAACGTGGGCGAGGTAACCCCCAAGAGGACCCTCCACTTCAAGAACAAAGCCCGAGGAGATTTCACTGAAGGGCAGCCGTACACTCGCGTGAGATTTACAGAGTTCAATCCCAGTTCCCGTGAGCATATCGCAAAGAGGCTAAAGGATTTCTATGATTGGAAACCTACCGATTGGACCGAAGGCGAGAAGCCCAAGGTGGATGAGTCGGTCCTATCCAAGCTGGAGTATCCGGCAGCACAACTACTGAACGAATACCTGATGCTGCAAAAGAGGATCGGGCAGCTAGCAGAGGGTCCGCAAGCATGGATGAAACTAGAAAAGGAGGGGCGAATTCATGGACGAGTCAACACCCTGGGTGCAGTCACTTCGAGATGCACTCACTCGAATCCAAACCTCGCCCAAGTTCCCAGCGGAACTGCTGAGTATGGTGTGGAGTGCCGTCAACTCTTTCGGCCTACCCATCCTCGTGTTTTGGTTGGGATTGACGTTAGTTCTCTTGAGCTTAGGTGTTTGGCGTTTTATATGTCTAGCCACGACGGGGGTGCATATGGCCGGGCTTTGGTCGAAGGGGATATACACACAGTTAATCAGGAGGCTGCTGGCCTGGAGACTCGTGCCCAAAGTAAGAAATTCATTTACACATTCTTATTCGGTGGGGGTGACAAAAAGATCGGTGAGATCGTGCAGGGTAGTAGCAAGGAAGGCAAGGCGCTCAAGAAGATGTTCCTCAAAAGGCTACCGGCATTGAAGAACCTGAAGGAATCCATAGCCAAGGACCTGGTGAAGAACAGGGACTTCCTATTTGGCTTGGACAATAGACGGGTACCAATCCGCTCAGAGCATGCAGCCTTGAACTCCCTACTACAATCGGCAGGTGCAATCATCTGCAAGCGTTGGCTGGTCTTAATGCACGGTCTACTGGCCAGTAAAGGATACGGCGGGAGGTATACCCAGGTTGCCTACGTTCATGATGAGGTACAGCTTGAGGTAGATGAAGAATGTGCGGAGGAAGTTGGGAGGCTTGCGGTCGAAGCCATAGCGATGACGGGAGCGTTCTACAACTTGAGTCTCCCGCTAACCGGAGAATACAACATTGGAACTTCTTGGGCAGAGACCCACTAGGAAAGCATGCACGTTGTGCGGTGAGGAAAGGGCAGTGGAAGAATTCTACCTGCATCCTAAAATGGTTTCAGGGAGGCTGAACCAGTGTATTCCCTGCGTTAAGAAAAGAAACAACAAGCCGAAAAGTGTGGCTGAACGCAAGATCAACCATCTACGAAGCAAGTATAAAATGAGTCCTTTGGATGAAGCAACTCTAAAGGCTTTCACTGGGGGTATCTGCTCTTGTTGCGGAGTGAAACTAGAGGGTAAGAAGAGACCAAACATTGAACACTGCCACTCCACAAAGAATATCAGGGGCAGGGTATGTACGAGATGCAATCAGGTAATAGGGATTCTTGAGCTTGGGCCCCACTTAGACAAGTGCATTAAGTTTATAAAGGACACAGCCAAAAACCCTTTCTTCTATTTCGAGGAGGTGCATTGGTCACCCGCTAACCAAGAGTTACTAGGCGCCCTGGTCGAACAAAAAAGCCCACAAGGAGATATGTTTAATAATGAAAGTTGAATTGCTGAACAGCATGGGTGGAGATGACACAGTAGTTAATGCTGCCAGGGTCTCTTACGACAAGGATGCGCACCAATATGATTGGGAAGAGAACAGGAGGTTAATAAGGTACCTAGCAGACCATAACCACTGGTCCCCCTTTGCTCATGCACAGATTCAATTCCGTATCAAAGCCCCCATCTTTGTTGCCCGGCAATTAGCGAAGCATCAAGTCGGACTGGTGTGGAACGAAGTGTCTTACCGTTACGTCGAGGCTTCTACTGCTTTCTGGGAGCCAACGGAATTCAGGCGGGACGGTAAGATTAAACAAGGTTCTAGCAAGAAGAGGTTGTCTGGTCGTAGATACCTCAAAGCCAAAGAAGTTTACGACGAGTCATTGAATAATTCTATAGCTTCTTACGAAGCCCTATTACACCTGGGTGTTAGTAAGGAACAAGCTCGCTCAGTACTACCTGTAGCTATTGAAACAGAGTGGTATTGGACTGGCTCACTACTAGCCTTCGCTAGGGTCTGCAAGCTACGTCTTGACCCCCATGCCCAGGCTGAAACACGAGAGGTCGCAAAAGAAATAAGCGATCAAATAAGAGTATTTTTCCCGGACTCCTGGGGAGCCCTAATTGGAGATTTAAATAATGACTGATCTAGTAATCGACGGAGACATCATCGTCTTCAAATCTTGTGCAGCTTCAGAAGAAGCGACAAAGTGGGAGGATAATGTATGGACTCTAAGCACTAACGAATCGGAGGCTTGCCAAGCGGCTGCTCGATCCATCGAGAATATAATTGAGAGGGCTGCATCCTCCTTCAAACTCGAAAAGATCACGGTGATGTTCTCTAGCACTACGAACTTTAGATGCGGTGTAGACCCTGAGTACAAAGCTAACCGGGCCGGTAAGCGTAAGCCCATGTGTATCAAGGAGGTTGTTGCTTACCTCCAAGACCACTATCGGACAGAAACCTGGAAGGGGTTGGAGGCTGATGATGTCATGGGGATCTACGCGACCCGCAAGGTTGTAGACAATGTTCCGGATGTGATTGTCTGGTCACCGGATAAGGACATGAAGACCATCCCTAACTCCCTCTATATGTCGGATACCCAGGTCACGCCAGTACACATCAGCCAGGAAGAAGCGGATCGGAACTGGTTTACCCAAGCCCTGACTGGAGATGCAGTAGATAATTATCACGGCATCCGTGGAGTCGGCCCTGTAAAAGCTAAACGTATCTTAGGTAAAGCAGAGAAGGTGAAGGAACTGTGGCACTTGACCAAGCTGGCATTCCTACAGAACGGTATGACCGAGGCGGATGCACTGCGTAACGTGAGACTGGCAAGGATATTGAGGATCGGGGACTACGACCACCAGACCGGAGAAGTGAAACTCTGGGAGACAGCAGCATGACGGACAAGAAGGAGTGTTGCGGAAATCTAGTTTCTTCTGATGGGGCTGGGGCGGAGGCCGATTGGATGGGCATTGGCCCAGTAGCCCCAAGAAACACCCAGGTAGGGGGGGATCACTACGTCAACTGTACCATCCAGCCTCTTGATTACGCTGTGGAGAACAAGCTTGATCCGTTTCAATTTAGCATTGTGAAATACGCTACCAGGATGTACTCGAAAGGGCAGTGTCTTAGTGACATCGATAAGATCATCCACTTCGCGGAACTCGCTAAGGCTAACGCAATCAAGAAGGATATTACATGATGATTGACCACGGTAGAACTGAAGACTTGTCTAAACAGGCTGTAGCATTGCTAAATGATTATTACACACAGGATGGAGAAGGAATCCAAGAGGCTTTTCTTCGGGCTTCAAAGGCTTACAGTGGCGGAGATGATGCACTCGCGTCACGCCTTTACGGTTACGCATCACACGGTTGGTTCATGTTTTCCTCGCCGCTCCTAGCGAATGCCCCAGACCCTGGTGAACGTCATAAAGGAATGCCGATCTCGTGCTTCCTGACCTACGTCCCCGATACTCTACTGGGCTTGATCGAACATCAGACTGAGCTTGCATGGCTTAGTGTCAAAGGTGGTGGGGTAGGAGGTCACTGGTCGGATGTGAGGGCTGTGAGCGATAAGGCCCCAAGCCCTATTCCGTTCATGAAAGTCGCTGACTCTGCGATGACTGCTTACAAGCAGGGTAAGACCCGCAAAGGGTCGTATGCTGCATACCTGTCCGTGAGGCACCCAGACATCATTGAGTTCCTGGATATCCGGCAGCCGACTGGGGGAGATGCGAATAGGAAATGCTTCAACCTGAACAATGCGGTCAACATACCGGATTCATTCATGGATGCAGTTCATGATAATGACGATTGGGATCTAGTCGATCCCCACGACGAGACAGTCAGGGAGACCATTAAAGCCAGGGACTTGTGGGAAAGGATCTTGGAGGTTCGCTTCAGAACCGGAGAGCCTTACTTGAACTTTATCGATGAAGCTAACAGGAAGATGCACCCGGCATTGATCGATAAGGGCTTGCAGATCCACGGTTCTAATTTGTGCAACGAAATTCACTTGCCAACCGCATCAGATCGAACGGCAGTGTGCTGCCTCTCGAGTGTGAACTTAGAGAGGTGGGAGGAGTGGAAGAATACCGCCATGATCCAGGATCTCATCACGATGCTGGATAATGTTCTTGATCGATTCATAGATGAAGCGCCCCCTGAATTATATAAGGCTGTTAGGAGTGCATCCTGTGAAAGGAGCCTGGGGCTGGGGGCTATGGGATTCCATGCGCTCCTTCAATCTAAGGGGATGCCCTTCGAATCGGCCCAAGCAATAGGACTGAACCGGAGGATCTTTAGACGCATCAAGATGGAAGCAGTAGAAGCATCTCAGAAGCTCGCTGTGCAACGAGGGGAGTTTAAGGATGGATGGAAGAGCGGCATGAGGAACTCGCACCTACTAGCGATAGCCCCAAATGCCAACTCATCGATGATTGTGTCCACATCCCCCAGCATTGAACCTTGGAAGAGCAACGCCTTCACTCATCGGACGCGAGTCGGTGCGCACCTGATAAGGAACAAGTACCTGAACATGCGGATCGAGGAGCATGCCCAGTTCGAGGGAGACCCGGAGGAGTGGTGCAAGGAGCAGTGGGACAGTATCATCCACAACGAGGGGTCGGTGCAGCAGCTTTCCTGGATGTCTGAGTGGGACAAAAGTGTCTTCAAGACTGCTTTTGAGATCGACCAGGGCTGGGTAGTACAGCATGCAGCAGACCGTCAAGAGTGGATCTGTCAGGGGCAGTCAGTCAACCTATTCTTCCCATCGGGATCAGACAGATCCTATGTGAATCAGGTACACCTGAAGGCGTTCAAAAAGAAGCTGAAGGGGCTGTATTATCTGAGGACCAGCAGCGGACAAATCGCTGAACAGGTTGGACAGAGGGTAGAGAGAGTTGCATTGAAAGATCATCAAGACGATTGCATGGGGTGCCAGGGATGAGCCTATTAGAAGCTAATCAGGTCTACAAACCATTCCAGTATCCCTGGGCAATGGAGTTAGCAGAGCGTCACGAGAAGGCTCACTGGGGAACCTGGGAGGTAAAACTTCAGGAAGATGTGAACGAGTGGAAGGGAAACACTTTGACTCGTAAAGAGAAGAACCACATCACCCAGATCTTGAGGTTGTTCACGCAGTCTGATGTCCAGGTCGCATCGAACTACTGCGATACCTTTATCAGATTCTTCAAGAACAATGAGATTCGCAACATGCTCCTGAGCTTCGCGGCACGGGAGGGCACACATCAACGTGCCTATGCCCTGCTTAACGACACTCTAGGATTACCGGAGGTTGAATACAGTACGTTCCTCCAGTACGAAGAGATGGTCTCTAAGATTAAGTTTATGTCCGGTGATACACTGGAGGATGCCCCAATCCTACTACGCAACGTATGGAGCCCTACTTTGATCGCTAGGCAGCTTGCTCTCGCATGCATCAACGAGGGGATGAGCCTGTTCTCAGCGTTCATCATGCTCCTTAACTACCAAAGGTTTGGAAAGCTCAAGGGGATGTGTGAGGTCGTTGAGTGGTCGATCAGGGATGAGACACTGCATGTCGAGGGGATGACTAAACTGTTCCGAGAGCTATGTAACGAATACCCGGAGATCATAAATGACGGATTCAAGAAGCGTGTCTACGCAATGGTGCGGAAGGCTGTGGACTTGGAGGACGCAGTGATCGACTTGGCATTTGCGGAAGGAGACATCGAGGGGCTCTGTGCCCTTCAGGTAAAGGAATACATCAGGTACCTAGCAGATCGGAGGTTGATTCAGCTTGGGCTGAAGGGTAACTGGGGTATAAAGGATAACCCCCTCCCCTGGGTGGACTGGATAGTCGCGGGGGATTCCTTCAAGAACTTCTTTGAGGGGGTTGTAACGGATTACTCAGCGGACGGTATGAAAGGGAACTTCGGATGGGACACACAATCATCGGCAGAATCTCATTAACCTATGCGGAAATGGGTGATGATATACGGTATTGCGCTAACAAGGATTGTGAGTTTAAAAGGAACTGCGCTCGGTATACATCATCCACGCCCAATTTAACCTCGATATCCATGAAGATATATCCAGGGGGCAAAGACTGCCCCTTGTTTATTCAAGGGCTTATGAAATATTACTGGACACTCTAGAACTAGATATATATGGCTAATAGAAATCAAGTATTAAACAGGAAGATACAGGTACATGAATCGCTGATTGAAAGACTGGAGATGGTATTTCCAGATCGTTTGCCACGGGTCACCGGGGTTAATGAGAACATCACTCAGAAGGTTTACTTTTTAATGGGGCAGCAGATGGTCATCGACTTCATCAAGAGCCTACAAGAACAGGAACAACAGGAGTCTTAATATGTGTGGAGGAGGAGGCGCGAAGCCGCCTGATGTCGCAGCCCCGGCAGCTAAACCAGCAGCCATATCATCAACGTCCCCAACGCTAGATATCAACACCAACACTGCCTCAGTCAAAATGGCAAAATCCAACAAGGGTGTTAAGAAGTTCAAGGGTAAGAATGTAGTGCCAGTTAATACTAACGTGGCATCTACTGGATTAAATATCCCCAAGAACACAGCATAATCTAATATAGAGGTACTCAATGGAACAGGCAGTAGTTACTGCTGTTTCCGTTGCAAGCCGGTATACTCAACTCGACTCTCATAGAGTCCCCTTTCTTGCAAGAGCCAGGGATAGTGCGCTCGTTACTATTCCCAGCCTTGTACCCCCTGAAGGTGCTAGTGGCACCACAACATACCCAACCCCCTTCCAGTCAATCGGTGCTAGAGGTGTCAACCACCTAGCGTCAAAGCTGCTGGTAGCTTTGTTACCCCCCAACTCCCCTTTCTTTCGGTTACATCTGGATGAAGCCTCTCTAGCTGAACTGGGTGCAGATGATGCTGCCCACGGTCAAGTACAAGAAGCTCTCGGAAAGATCGAAAGAACTGCAATGTCTGAGATTGAGACCCTGGCACTCAGGGTGCCTATCTTTGAGGCTCTCAAGCAATTGGTGGTAGCTGGTAATGCCTTGATTTACATGCCGAAAGTAGGAGGACTTAAAGTCTTCTCTCTTGAGAAATATGTAGTCAAGCGGGATGCAACTGGTAATGTCCTTCAGATCATAACGAAAGAAAGTGTAAGCCCCCTCATGTTACCGAAGGCGGCTCAGTTGGTTCTCGAGGGTGAAGTCACTGACAACGACAAGAACCTTGATTTGTATACCTGTGTGCATCGGCAGCAAAACAAATGGGTAGTGTACCAAGAGATTCGAGGGATCATCATCCCAGGATCAGAAGGAACCTACCCCCTGGAGCGCACCCCATTCATCCCATTAAGATTCAATAGGATAGACGGGGAAGACTATGGGCGAGGATTCATCGAAGAGTATATCGGTGACCTTCAATCCTTGGAATCCCTTACTCAATCAATCGTAGAAGGAAGTGCAGCAGCCGCTAAGGTGCTATTCCTTGTAAGCCCCAATGGCACAACAAAAGCTAGAACATTAGCTTCTGCTCCCAATGGTGCGATTGTCCAGGGCAATGCTAATGATGTCAGCACCTTGCAAGTTGAGAAGTACAACGACTTTCGAGTAGCTCTCTCCACCATAGAAAGGGTAGAGGAAAGGTTGGCGTATGCATTCATGCTCAATACCGCAATTCAGCGCCAGGGCGAGCGAGTCACTGCCGAAGAGATTCGGTACATGGCTCAAGAGCTTGAGGGTGGTCTTGGTGGACTGTACTCCATCTTGTCTCAAGAGTTCCAACTCCCTCTAGTACGTCTTCTTCTCCAAAAAATGGAGAGAGAAAAGAAGATGCCGAAAATGCCCAAGGATACCCTCAAGCCCCAGATCGTCACTGGTATGGAAGCTTTAGGTAGGGGGCATGACCTCAACAAACTCAGCCAGTTCCTCCAGATGCTACAGCCCCTAGGGCCTGAAGTGATCGCGCAGGAACTGAACGTCAATGACTACATTGATCGCTTGGGAGCATCACTTGGGTTAGACACCAATGGGCTCATCAAGTCGGACGAGGAGAAACAGCAAGAGGCTGCTATGGCTCAACAGATGCAGCAGCAGCAGTTCCAGAAAGACGTAGCGTTGAAGGCGGCTCCTGGAGTCGCTGGTGAGATGGCAAAACAAGCAGGACAACAACAACAGGGATGATGAAATGGCAGAACTACAGGAATTGAATACGCATGCTGAAGCGCCAGAAGAAGAGCAAGAGTACATCGACAAAATGGTTGCTAAGGCTGAGGGGGGCCCTGAAGAGGACAGCCCCGTGTCTGAGGACCAGGAAGAACCGACAGAAGCTGTTGAAGCTGCGGAACCTGCTGCCGAGGAGAAGGCTGATGAGCGACCTGACTGGCTGCCTGAGAAATTCTCTGATGCGGAAGAACTAGCAAAGGCTTACTCGAACCTCGAGAAGAAGCTGGGGAAGAAGAAGGAAGAAGCCCCTCCTGCCCCAAAAGACCCTGTAGAAGCCCTAAACTTTGAGAGTTACTCAACAGAGTTCAGCGAGTCCGGTGAGTTATCGGAAGATAGTTACACTCAACTGGCGGATGCTGGTATCCCAAAGGATGTAGTTGATGCATATATTGAGGGGCGAACTGCCGTCACTTCGAATGTGCAGCAGTCAGTGTACTCGGAAGTTGGAGGTGAGGCCCAATACCAAGAAATGATGGTCTGGGCATCGGACAACCTCACTCCGTCAGAGGTGCAGATGTATGACTCTTCTGTGAATTCCAACGATATGGACCAGACCATGTATGCAGTCAAAGGACTTCATGCAAGGTATGCAGCAGAACACGGTGTAGAACCGACATTGGTACAGGCAGAAAACAGCCCTATGACCACTGGGATCTACCAATCCGCTGCTGAAGTTAAGAAAGACATGTCCGATCCCCGCTACTCCAGCGATCCTGCCTTCAGAAGGAAGGTGGAACAAAGGCTGGCGCGATCAGACGTATTCTGAGTATTACACTCAGGTAAGCATTACCCGAATCAAGTCGCTTAGATCCCTCAAGAGGGGCAATCCATATCGAAAAGAACACGGGGGTGTACCAACATTATTTATATATAGGAACAACAAACAATGGCATTCCCAACAAACCAGAGCGTATCTCGCTTCGGCCAAGCAAACTCGGCTGGCGATGATCGTTCATTATTTCTCAAGCTGTACGCTGGCGAGGTACTTACAGCCTTTGAGAAGCGGAACATTTTCCTTCCTCTTCATAGGGTTCGTACCATCTCAAACGGCAAATCAGCCTCCTTCCCAATGGTCGGCGTTGCTTCTGCTAAGTATCACACCCCTGGTGAATTGATCCAGGCTGATACGATCAAGCATCAGGAACGTACCGTCACCGTCGATGATCTCTTGATCAGCACTCAGTTCATCAGCAACATTGATGAAGCGATGAATCACTTTGATGTTCGCAGTATCTACTCCAAGGAAGCAGGCATGGCGCTTGCAAACCAGATGGACCGCAACATCGCTCGTATCATTGCCAAAGCGACCACGATTACCACCAAGACCCTCGCAGGTAATGCTGGTATTGGCTCCTTCGACGATGAAGTGTTCACGACTAACACCACCATTGGTTCAGTAGCCGCTGATGCAACTGATGGCTCTAAGATCGCGCAGTCTATCTACGATTCGTTAGCTGAGTTCGATAAGAAGGACGTTACCGGAACCAAGGTATGCGTACTTCCTCCTGAGCAGTATTACGCTCTATTCAATGTTACGGCTTCTGTCAATAACTTGGCATATATGAACCGTGATGTGGGTGGTTCTGGATCAATGGCTGCTGGCACGGTTCCCGTGATCGGTGGGGTTCAGATCTTGATGTCGAACCATATTCCACAGGCGGATATGGGCGATGCAACTAAGTGGGCTGCGGCTACTGGTGATGCTACTCCGATCACCTCCAGTCGTACTGGAGCTTATTATGGTAACTACAGCAAAGTATGTGGACTTATGTTCTCTATCGATGCTGCTGCTACGGTTAAGCTCCTGGATCTGGGTGTTGAATCTGAATATCAGATCGACCGTCAGGGCACCATCATGGTTGCTAAGTATGCATGTGGTCACAATATCCTGCGGCCAGCATGCGCTATCGCACTTAACAAAGTATAAGTCTTACGGTATACTTGTCCTGTGCCTGTGGTCGGCACATTAAAGTGTATTTGTGTGTGTAGTAACTAGCCCCCTTCGGTTAACTCCGTTGGGGGCTTTTTTGCATTTATAGGAAAATGAATATGCTCCCAACAACCAAGCTGGAAGCTGTGAACGATATGCTCTCGGGCATCGGTGAGGCCCCCATAACCAGTCTAACAGCAGGATATGTTGAGGGAGATATAGCACTAAACATCCTGGACAGTATAAGTAGGGAAGTCCAATCATCTGGGTGGAACTTCAACACCGAAAGGAAGTTCTCAGTAGCGCCAGATCTGAATAGTAATTTAGTACTACCATCGAATGCCCTGAAGGCTGACGGTGAGAAACAAACCCTCGATGAACATTGGATCATGAGGGACGGCAAGCTTTATAACAAAGCTAAACAGACATTTACCTGGACAGTTCCCGTAGAAATCACCCTAGTAAGGGGTCTTGATTTCGATGAACTTCCAGAAGCTGCGCGGCGTTTCATTACGCTGAAAGCAGGAAGGCAATTCCAAGACAGGACTATGGGTATAAAAGTCCAGCATGATGCCTCCAGAGAAGATGAGCATAGAGCATGGATCGAACTACAAGACTTCGACGCTGATGTTCAGGACTTCAATATATTTGATAACTTCGATACCTACCAGATTGTCAACAGAACTGGAGGAAGAGTCAGGTGACATTCATATCTAGCACGGTCCCCAATCTAGTCAACGGGATTAGCCAACAGCCCCCCGCATACCGGCTAGAGACTCAAGCTGAGAAACAGGTGAACGGGATAAGCTCGATAGTATATGGACTACAGAAGCGGCCAGGAACAGTAAACGCCAACAAACTATCGGCACTAACATCCACAATCAGTACCGGAACATTCATCAAGACCCTCAATTACGGGGAGGAAGAGTTCTACTCGTTAGTAATCACCCCTACCGGTCTAAATGTATTCGATAAGGATGGGGTATTAAAACAAGTAACCGCTACAAACAACTCTTCTGGGGCTGCTCCTACCTTATACCTTAGTGGGATGACAACGCCAGCCTCAGAATTGACTGCTGTTACCATTGGTGATCATACTTATATCTCGAACACCACCAAGGATGTCGCAGAGGACAGTGCCCTAACAGCGACCAGACCTCATGAAGGTCTCATCTACGTTAAGCAGGGTGACTACTCTACTGAGTATCAATGTAGCGTCACCGTAGGTTCTACTGTATACAGTGCTTCTTATACTACAAGAGATAGTAGTAACACTGTACATGAACCAGACGTCCAAACCACTAATATCGCAACCTCTCTAGCTGGAGCATTAAACCTGCCTAGCTCAATAAGTAAGTCGGTAGATGGGAACATCATTCACTTATCTTCTAGCTCTACGCCCTTTGAGATATCCAGTACGGATGACCAGGGGGATCAGCACATCCACGCATTTAAGGGTCAAACAGTAGACTTCAAGAAGCTTCCGCCTAAAGGGCCGATAGGCTTCAAGTTGAAGATTATAGGTGACAACGAAAAGTCCCAGGATGATTACTATGTAGAGCTTGCAGATCCAGACGGTACTGGGCAACTGGTATGGAAGGAAACAACGGCAGACAACATTAAGTATAAGCTGGATGCCAGCACCATGCCCCATGTCCTCATTAAACAGCCTAACGGGGTATTCGAGTTCAAAGAAGGTTCTTGGGATGAAAGGCTGGTAGGGGATGATGAAACCAATCCGTTCCCTAGTTTCGTTGGGGACAAAGTAAGGGACTTGTTCTTCTATAGAAACCGGCTAGGTATTCTGTCCAAGGAGAATGTAGTCCTCTCTGAGGTGGGGGACTTCTTTAACTTCTTCCACGACACCACCCTGGTCATGGTGGACTCTACCCCAATCGATGTCTCTATTAGCACCGGGTTATCTACTCCATTAAAGTATGTAATCCC